ATATCCATCAACATAACCAAGACCTTTAGAAGATATAAGGCTCATATATGTTGAAGACAATGGGTCAGAAGAACCTTTAGCATCCGTAGAAAGAACGAATGGGTAAATAACGAAATTGCCATTGGTCTCGTAAGTTCTTTTAGCAATGCTAGAACCAAGAGCTGCATACTGAGGATCATTTTTAATAGAAACTGGTTTGCCGAATTTAAAATCACAAACAGAGAAAAATGTAGTAGTGTTGGCTAGGTCGCTTGTTGTGACAGTATAAAGTTTTGGTACAAGCTGTAATCTATGTGCACCAGGAGCTTTATAGTTTGGTGAACCTGCAGCATTATCGTACAATGCAGAGTTTGCCTCAGGAGTTACGATATTTTCTTGTGCATAAAAACCAACTGACACGTTGTTTGGCATATTATCGAATGCATCAACAATAAGAGTCTGCTGCTGAACATTGATGAAGAAACCATCTTTGAATATGACACCTGGAGAAGTCGTGAATGAATACGATTGACCTGTTGAGTTCACAACAGTTGCGACTGTCACGTTACCAATAGCAACGTTTGACGTTGTTGTGATAACAAGATTATCGTTGTTTGCGAAAATGGATTGCTGCGAACCATTAGAGAATGTCGCAGAATTTAAATATTTTATATAAAGAGTGTTAAGGTAAGGATCTTGAGCCTGATAACCAGTATTAGAATTAACGATAAGAGCTTTTAATCCATTACCATTGTAAACGTAGTTTCCTACGAAATCATTAATTGTGAATGCAGTTCCGTTAGCATATGTATCATTGATTTTAACATAAGTATAATTATCATCAAATGTGAACGCACAACCTTCAATAACTGAACCTTCTTGAAAAACGTGTCTACCAAGTTTGTAAACCTGATCCTGAAGGATGGTCTGCATCTGGTTAAGTTCTCTCGTTTGAACAGCAACACCAGGACGGTAGAGGATACGATAGAAATTATTATTTGCATCGAAATCATCAAAATACGGTGCACGAGATAGATCAGTTGTTAATCCCATAGTTTCCTCTAAAATTTAATAATTAATCTTACCTCTTCGGTAGAGGTATTAGTTAAAGTAAATGGCGTAATATTTTCAAGATATTGAACAGTTCCAGAGTTCCTAACAAGATCAGGGTAAATCACACCAGACTGTATAACACTGCTACCAGTAGCCATAGAATTAGAACCTGTCACAGTGCTAGTAACTGATGGACCACCTTGGAATGTTCCTTGTATGTTACCTAATACTAAAACACTGAAAACGTTAGTTACCGTAGCAGTTGTTCCTAGATTATTTATAATGGTATCACCAACTTGGAAATTATTAAGTGATGCAGTCAATCTCATATATGAACTATTCGGCGTATAAGCAACCAATGCTGTCCCGTTAGAATAAAGATTTTGACTCTTAATTGTTTGTCCTACTGCAAAAAATGCAGTATTACCAGTGAACATGATATCAATCTCATTATTAGAAGAAAGCAAGAAACCACTAGCATTAGTCAATGATTGTGTGACTGTTTCATATTGCTGGAATGGTTTAGTGTTCGAAGTTAGCGGGAATCTCAAAGTCTGTATGAAGTTCTGACCGAAGTTAGTTGTGACATCAGTTGTATTATTAGCAGCATACATTGATACAACGTTAGCATATGCATTAGTTGTAGTGTCATAAACGACTACGCCATTGACGAACGAGCCACTAACATTCGATAGTTTCATCTGAGTGTTACTTAGAAGCTGTACTATAGTAGCATTAGATGTTCCTACATTTGAGCTTTCATGTGCAATTTCAACGTTAGACAAAATACGGAAATAATTGACATTCGATGTTAATACGTTAGCAGTAGTGCCAGTTGTCAGTCCTAAAATATTATCATTTGTTGATAAACCATTAGCAAATTTCATACCTGAACTGAATGTGTTACTAACACCTTGCACCTCTATATAAGAGCTATTTGAATATGTTATCTGACCGATAACGCCAGTGTTGCCACCAGTGTTATATTGATAAACATATTCACCAGTTGTGAACCCATTACCTGCGATATTTGCAACGCCAAGGTTTGCTCTATCAAAATGATTTAAATTGATGGTCAAATCATTATACAATGGATTTTTTATGATGCCGATCTTGCGGTAACTGTTGTATGTTGGGAATTTGAACGATTCAGTAACACTGTTACCAACATCAACCGTAATACCCACATATCTAGCTCCAAGCTCTGAATATGTATCGGAACCATGTCCAAGCACAGGAGATATAGTTGGTGCCATATATGCACCAGTGCCATAAGCTCCATTTGCAGTAACAGTGACATTAGCTTGTGTATAACCAGTACCTGGATTGAGCACAACAATCTGTTGGATATTATTTGTTGTGTTTATTGAGTTGTTGACAATAGCATACGCTTCTGCACCAACGCCATCACCTGTTATGGTAACAGTTGGTGATATGACATACTCTGTTAATTGATTCGGTATAGTGTAATATGTTATTAGATTAGCAGAGGCGTAAGAGGTTCCAGTAATTGAATCTTTCGCATAAACCAATTGACCGCTTATAAAAGTACCGGATGGCACAAGAGTTGTTATGTTAGGATAAGAATCAACACTTATGATGCTGGCTTTCTGATATGAAGATTCGCCCCTCACAAATAATCCACTAGCATTTGATGATGTTGAAGAGACAACAGCATATGCTTTTGTCGATTGATCTGTGATGTAATTTGAAACGACTGCTCCAACAACTGCATTAGCAGTAGATGTAACACCTTTTATCTGATAAAGATTATTGAATACTCCATAATTCGGAATAACTGTTAATACCGTTGCATTAGCAGTTAATATATAACCATTTGCAGTGGTAGAAGATCCATTATTTTGATATATGGTCTCACCAACGTTGAATGCTATTGTATTACCAGATATTGTCATATTTGCAGTAGTTTGTGTAAAGTACCCATTTATAGGAACTACCTGTAGGGTGCTGCTATTAGCAGTATACACATAAGCATTAGCAGTGACAACGCTACCATTACCCTGAGATATGATATCACCAACAACAAAAGATCCATTATTAGAAGATATCTGTATCGTTTGTGCATTAGTTGTGCTTGGATTTCCAACAAAAGTACCATTAACACCTGTCAGTACAAGCGTCGTACTATTGGCAAAACTCACAGTTGCGTTAGCACCTTGGTTGATATTAGAAGAATCGACCTGATCGACTTTTTCACCAACTACGAAATTTAATCCTTGAGTAGCAACATTGTTGAATGTTAGCTTGATGCTATTGAGATTAACATTGCTTATGTAAGCATTAGCTGAAGTAAGAGCTATTCCCGCAATGTCCACAGCATATGGCATTAGATAATGGACATTAGAAGTATAGTTTGTATTTAAAGGAGTGGATGTTGATATAACACTAGTGTTTACTGCAGTTACTCTTCTGATATTCGTATTAGCGTTACCACCAATTCTAACAAAAGACCCAACAGTGTAATCATTCGTTAGGTTAGCCTGGATTGTTGATACGCCAGACAACACAGCATTAGTTGAAGAAGTATTTCCTTTAACTTGATAACTTGTGGTAAATACACCTGTGTTTATGGCAACAGAGATAGTACAAGCAGAAGAATTAACTGCTAGTACATATGCATTTGCCGTATTTGCACTGCCATTACTCTGATATATTATCTCACCAATATTAAAAGCACCAAAGAAAGTGTAGGTGTTAGAAGATGTATTACCAGTAGCAGCTTGACTTAATGAGACAGCCGTAGAATTAATTATATTGGTAACTGTTGTTGAAGCTGGTATTTGATTACCAGTCACTGTCATACCAGCATAAAATGCGGATGTAGAAGATACAGTTAACGTAGTATTAGTATAGGTGCTACCAACATTAGTTGTTGACGTGTTCGTTGTAGAAGAGTAATTCAATATTGCTGTAGGTATAGCAGCATAAATGTAACTGTTACCTGTATTGCTGGTGATTAAACCATTAACAAATACGTTAGAGGTGGAAGAAATACCTTTTAACTGATAATTGCTACTGATAGAACCATACACACTACCAAGGGTGATTGATGTTGAATTAGATGAGAAAACCACAGCATTTGCAGTATTAGAAGAACCATTGCTCTGGTATACAATCTCACCGTTATTAAATATGCCTGAGTTAGCATATTGATTTATGGTTATGACATTTGCTGACGCTATAGATACGTTTGAAACGATAGCATTCGTTGTTGGTGTCGTTAGGCTGATCAACTTATAAGAAGAGTTATTACTGAAAGTGCCAACGTTAGTTATCACTTTTATAACAGTGCTGTTAGCAGTCAATATGACACCATTAGCTGCCTGCGATGTTGTGCTATTTCCTTGATAGACTGTATCACCAACCGTGAATGCAGCTGTGTTTGAACCAACCGATATCCTTAAGATTATAGCACTAGAATAAACAGGTACCGTATTAGACCAAGTGCCTGTAGAGTTAGACACGGTCAATACAACACCAGAAGTTCCAGTCGTGTAATTTAAGAAACCATTTGCAGTCACAACGCCATTAACTGTCTGATAGATCGTATCATTGGCAGTGAATGTATCAGTATTTGTTATTGATGTAAGCGTGGCCACTTTATCAGCAACAATCCCAGGCATTGCATATGCCGTAAAAGAACCACCTTTACCATCTGGACTATAACCTACGTTATATGTATTAGCTTTAACAGGATATAATGGGTTATTAGACCATGAACCAGCCAATTTAGAGACCGTGATACCAGATGAGTTAGTTGACTGGACAAAACCAACTGCTGCATTTGATACAGTAGTGTTTGCCTGATAGACTAAATCTCCAGCATTTATTGCATTAATAGCACCTGGATTTAAAGGAAATGTCTTAATATAACCATTAGCTAGAGAAGTAGCACCTTGTATCTGATAATTATTACTGAAAGCAGCATTATTACTTGTAGAATTCGAGTTATAAGTTATATATATCCTACCGATATTGAATGTATAGGTATTGGCATTAGTTGCACCAGTAGCATTCGCGCTCATAGCGACTGCAGTCGTATTGACAATGCTTGTTATATATGTTGGTGGCGTTGTTGGTATCTGATTACCTGTTAAAGTCATACCCACAACAAGATTTGCAACAACACCAGCTGTTAAACCGATAAGATAATTATTCGTGCTACTTACGGTATTTCCAGTTGATGTGCTAGTCAACTGATCATAATATTCTACATAACCAGTCGCAACAATTGTTGATCCGTTATTTTGTGAAATTTGCTCGCCAATATTAATCTGGCCGTTGATCGTATTAGCAACGGCATTAGCACCAGAGCTTTGGCCTATGATATTAAGTGTTGCACCAACAGTTGAAACTGTAGCGTTCGACCCAGAAATAACGCCTTTGATCTGCTTCGTTGTCGAATTAGAAACGAATGCGCCTGAGTTCGTATAAACCAAAATATAATTCGAGTTAGCATAAACTACAGTTCCGTTAGCTGTGTTAGATGTACCGTTGCTTTGGAATATCAATTCGCCATTAGTGAAAGGACCACTGTTAGCGGTGATATTCAATGGCATATATGTTGGATAAAACATACCATGCTTATGCGTAGCAGTTATCTGGGTAGAGTTAGCAGTAAGCACAACACCTAATGCATTGTTCGCACCGCCTATATTTCTCTGATATATCGTCTCACCAACAGTAAATGCAGCAGTGTTAGATGCTATGTTTATAGAAACCGTTGCTCCAGTAGGCTCATAATGTAAAAGTGCTCTATTAGAATAAGGAAGATAAACTAAGTTAGGATAATTGATCACAGTAAATGGGCTTACGCTAACCGCACCACTTTTTTGAGTACCTGTTTGTATGGTGTTGTATATTGGTGCACCTAATGCAAACGTATTAGAACCACTATTCCTAACGACATCAAAAACAGTAGCATTAGCTGTGATGATCGTACCATTAGCTCCGGTGTCTGATTGGATGACTGTATCACCAACATTAAATGCACCTTGCTGGTAAAATATCGCCAAGCTGTCAACGTTTTGTGTTAGGATATTACCAACAGAAACTGAACCTGTAACATTTTTAAGGTTGAATACAGCATATGTATCAAATGGAGTCTCTAAAGTAACAAGTCTGTTTAATCCATCATATTTTTTAATTTTTCTAATCTGTCCAGCACCATACCCAGCTTTCAAATACATTGATGAATCTGTATAATAATCATTGGCAGGAGCAGCGCCACCATCAATACCAACTGTGTAGTTGTTTATAGAGGCTGTTAAGAAACCACTATAGTAAGTTCTGTAATTAGAACCACCACTGATTATTCGTATAGCATCAATAGTTCCGCCGACTGCATTATTAGAAACTTGAGTGTTAGGGGTGACTGGAATATAACTCGGTGTTGTAAAATGTGTGTTCGCATTGCTATCAAGCGAGTACATATATTTCCAGATATAACCATCTGAAGTAGAGAAGGTGCCGTAAGTTGTGGTAAGCGATGGTTTAATCGTTGAAGGATTACCACTGTTATTATCAATGACTTTATAAACCTCGTAGTTATCAGTCATAACATAAAATTGTTTAGAATACATATCGCCATCGTTCTGATCATAACGATCAAAAACTGTATTGTTAGCCCAATCATTTCTTGGGATCATGTAAGCGATATTATCGTTTGTTATCTTTTTACCAAAAACAAGATCAGTATATATGCTAGATTCGTGCTGAGCAACTGAATCATTAGCAGTTAATATCTGCGTATCATCATTCAATACACTAGGTGTTGCTGAAATTAAAACTGCATTAGCAGTAGAATTAATTCCTTCGATTTGATATGTAGAAACGAAATTACCGAAAATAGTTTGAACAGACATAGTGTTGGTAGAAGTAATAATTGAAGTTATCGTACCATTAGCAATTATGGCACTACCGTTACTTTGCTGCACAACTTCGCCGATAATAAATGCAGCAGTGTTTGAAGAATAAACTAATGCATTATCTATCCTAGTCCAAAAAGTAGGTTTGCCGAAAAACATATAATATGATTCTCTGGAATTCGCTACATTCTTTACGAAAGAATCGACATTGTCAAGATAATTATGGATTGTTAAAACTGCCATTATGGTTTCCCAGTATTAATTCTGATATTTGTTATTTATTAGTGATCTGTGAACAATATATCATTCGATAGTAATAAACTATCTACTGAATATAATGTTGCAGTAGCATTAGATATGAGACCGATCGCAGAATAAGTTTTATCAAACCCACCATTCTGTATCGATACAGTTATCGAATTGCTTTGTGCATTTATACCCGTGATATTACCGACCACAACGTTAGCAGAGCCATTGCTTTGATATATAACTTCACCGACCACAAATGCTGCTGTATTACTAGAATATTTTAATGTGTCATACGCAATGATAGAATTGAAACCTAAAATCTCTTGTGCGTTAAATACTGTACCATTATTTGCACCAGTAGCATTATTCGAGTTAAGAGTAACGGTGCTAGGTAAAGTGGCGCCAGAATCAGTGATAATGCTTTTTATGGCATATTTACCGAACAAAGCTATACCAGTGGGATGAACAAGATCTAATACGAATTTTTGATATGTCTCTATCGCTCGAGAAGCTAGAAGCTGATAAGAGAAAGCCTGATATAAGTTACTATCTTGTATGAATATATCATCACTAGTAAAACCTCTATTATTTTTGAAATAACCGCTATTAACACCACCAAGATCAACCACAGCTGTGCCTGATACTGCAGTGGGGTTATTAGTATTTACAAGGTTTAAAGTCTCATCGGGTAAATAACCATAACCAGAATCATTTATAGTTACTGCAGTAACAATACCATTAGATATACCAGCTTTTGCTGTTACAACTGCATCACCACCC